ACAGGGCGATGACTTCTGTGCGTTCACATTCATGTTTCCGTTGGGAAATGGGTGCTTTGGCATCAAAACCCGAAATTACATCAGTTCACTCACCCTAATGAAGCTTTCTGCTGCCATGCGGGTGAAGTATGACGAGTTCATCCAAGAGGGAAGTCTGATCGTGCTGAACGGGAACATCCTTGATTTGAATGACGTATACGATGATCTGGACCAATACATCGTCGACCAGAATTACGATGTTCGATGCGTTGGGTATGACCCTTACAACGCTAAAGACTTTATCGAGCGTTGGGCGCGGGAGAATGGTCCGTTCGGTGTTGTGAAGGTTATTCAGGGTGCTAAGACAGAGTCTGTCCCACTTGGCGAACTAAAGAAACTTTCTGAGGAGCGGATGCTTCGTTTTGACGAAGCACTCATGTCGTTTTCTATGGGTAACTGTATCACGATCCAGGATACCAACGGAAACCGGAAACTTTTAAAACGGCGTCGTGAAGAGAAAATTGACGCGGTGGCAGCTATGATGGATGCCTTTATTGCGTACAAATCTAACCACGATGCATTCGAATAACTATTTCTCC